CCATTGGAGGCAGTGGCAGTAAAAAACGAAGAAGTGCCAAGATTGGCAGTAATGTTTTTCAAATTTATTGAAACACCACTAGTCCCTAAATACAATGCAGGAGTTGTTGTTCCCGTAGTTTGCAATTTAATATTTGATAAATTTACGGAGCCAGTACTAATATTAAAAGAAATCAAATCCGGCAAATTGGAATTTGTAGAAATTGTTGCATCAGAAGTAACGCCCTGAACCGTAACCGGCAGGGAAATAATAAGGCTTGAATTTAGAGAAAAAGTGCCGTTGATGTTAATTGTTGAATTGACGGGTGCCAGCGACAAAGCTCGCGTAATTGTAAGGCATGGGCTAGAAGCCGTGCAGTTATTGGCATCGTTACCAACAGGAAAGCCATTAGATGCTGCGTTGCTAACATAAAGCTGAATATTTGGAGCGCTATTGTTTGCTTTATTCAGGGCGGTAACAGCAATCCCAAGTGCAGTCGTTGAGCTACTCGCAAAGACGGGCTCAGCAATAAGCAGGGACAGGATGGACGCGATTAAAAATCTAAAAATCATTTACTGTCCCCCGGTAATAAAGCACGTTCCATCCGTGAAATTTGCTTGCACGTATTGATACCCGCTAATTGTATATGTACCGATTGCAGAAATTGTGGCCGTCGTGGTGTAAAAAGTTCCACTATTAAAAACAGCAGCCTGCGTAATATAATCAGAACCGTTATCGGGACTTACCAAAATGGCACCGCCGCTGGGCGCAACAGTGCATGTAAACGTAATCGATCCAAATGTCCGGCCATCAAAGATTGTTCCTGCTGTATAAATAATTGGAGTTGACGTCAGTGGAGTTGCAGTGACGTTTCCGGAAATGACTTTTACGGGTTGAACTTGTTGCGCCCATGCCGAAGTTGAAATTGCAGCAAGTGCAATAAATGAAAGTTTTTTCATAATTTTCCCTTTATTGATTTGCCATGATCGTCAAAACTGGCGTTGATGACGTCCCGACATGATTGGGAGTAATGTATCCTCTAGCCTTAATATAATACAACCCGTTTAAGGTTATGCCTGTCAGGACGTCGCCAGCATCGCTAAATACGCTAATAGCGTATGTAGTGCCTCCGCTTGCGAGGGAGCGAACAAACGAAATTCTGTCCCCGCCCGATAAGGAATCAACCTGCACTTGAATTTGCGCGTATGAAACCGCGTTAATTGGCGTGCCAAAAGAAACAGTTTGAGGCGTGAGTTCCGCCAGATACACTGGCAAGGGAGTAGGAATTGGATTGTAGCTCATACCACCCACCAGTTTGCGTTATTCGAAACAATAGTTATTGATGTGTACTGAGTGGACGTTGAAGCAGATGCTCCGCCATCAATTGTTTGTGAGCCAAAGGGCAAAATTGTAAGCGTTCCGGGAACGGAGAGTTTATACGTTAGCTGTGCAGAATTTCCAATTGCACTAGGAAGGCTAACCGTTACAGCCCCCCCCGTAACAATAACGTATTTATTGCCGGACGTAAGCGTTTCCGTGTACGATGAAGAAACTGCCGTTATAGTGTAGGCCCCGCCAGCCGTCCCCGTAGGGCCAGTGGGGCCGTTGACCCCTGCCGTTCCCGTGGGTCCAGTTGGGCCGCCCGGTGTTCCATTGGGACCGGTGGGGCCGGTGGGGCCATTAACGCCCGATGTTCCTGTAGGGCCGGTAGGGCCATTTATTCCCGTCGATCCCGTGGGACCAGTAGGCCCATTAAGGCCCGAGACGCCAGTAGGACCAGTGGGACCAGTGGGGCCGGTGTTGCCTTGCGCGCCCGTAGGTCCGGTAGGCCCGTTGATACCTGCAATTCCGGTAGGGCCAGTGGGTCCGTTGATTCCTGATGTTCCCGTGGGACCAGTGGGACCATTGATGCCCGCAACCCCGGTTGGTCCAGTCGGGCCACCCGGTGTTCCGCTAGGACCAGTAGGGCCGTTTCCGCCGGTGGGGCCGGTAGGGCCAGTGCTGCCACTAACTCCACCCAAAAAAGTAAAAGCATCAACAATGTCGCCACTGTTGCAACTTGTTGAAAGTGTGAATGTTGTACCGTTATCAGCAATGTAGTCAGAGCTGGAAAGCAGAACGCCATTCACATAAATTTGAAGCAAACCAATTGTGTAATTCAAAAAAAATGTTTTTTGACCCGAGTTGGCAGTGAAACTCGTTCTAGAATAGGTTTGAGTCGCAGGTCCAGTGGGACCAGTTGGTCCTATCGGACCAATAACAGCAGCCAAAGACAGTTCAGGCGGTCTTTGATTTGCTGACCAATAAACCGTAGGTACAGCACCCGGACCACGCCAATAAAGTTGCAAGGTTGTCATGCTGCGGGTGTCACACTTGATGCAATGTTGATAATTTGCGGACTTGTAACAGCGACCACAGAATTGCCAAAAAGAATTTCAGCGTCAGTAATATATGATCCGGGAGTAAGTGCAGCGCATGTTGCCGCGTCAATTACTCCTTCCCAGTAAGCAGGATTTCCATTTACAGAAGGGTAATAAGTAACTGTAAAAGTTGCAATTGGAGAAACTGTTACAGGAGGAGGTTGAAGATTATACGTCACTTTAAGTGACATATTAACCAATAAAAACGATGGATCATAAGAGCCGGGATCAGCAATGACCAAATCAATTATGATGGCTTCGCCACGCGGAAAACTGAATGGATTGCTCATCAATCTTCGCCTTCAATTAAGATTGCCCATTCATGCGCTTTCAACGCATAGGTTGATGCGTCCGTGCATCGTTGCAAGTCGTCGGCGGATACCAAGATGGAATCGGCGGGCATTGATGCAGGAAGGCCGGAACCGTCACTTTGGGGGCTGGCAGGGGCCGTGCTGGTTGGATTTGCAACGGAGCTTGACTGCATGAACACAGCCCGATGATGAGCAATGTAAGAATCACTAGTCCGACGAGCAATCTCCATAGACCTGCCATATCCATCATCTATCTCCTGCGCCTTTGCCTTATATGCGGCCTTTTGTTGATTAAGAGCTTCCAGCGCCAAAACTTGCGCCTGCCGTTGCGCCGAGACGATGCGCGCATTATCCGAGACAAGCCGGGCAATAGTGCGCCCGCGAACCTCGTATTCGTGGAGCAACATTCCAAACATGCAAGAAAGCGCCACACAGCCCGCTACAGCGGGATTACGCACCGCGCACGCAAGGACACCACCAATCGTTGAGCGCGCCTTAATAATAGACCATAGCGCCCACAGCGGCATTACAGCACCCGACCAAAAACCAAGCCAACCAAGAATGTTGCCGCAAAAATAATGACGGTTCCAAAAGGATTTGAAATGCTTTCACGAATGGCTTCAATGTCGTCATTCAAAACGCCATAAAGCACGTCCATTTCCGTAAACATTTCAAAACGCAATTTTTCAATTTCGTCGACTTCATCGCAACAAAAATCGTGCAGGTCAGCCATTGTTTTTATCTCCACCTGCCTTGGGTTCGGTTGAGTTAGTACCCCACACAAGGCCGCCAATTGCAGCAACCACAAGCGGAGTATAAACTTGCAGTGCAGCCATAAAAGCTGCCCACGTATCCACTTTTACAATATTCATGATTATCGTGGAAGCGGCAGTTATGGGAAGCCCAATCAACAAAACCACAGCAATTGCAAATCCAATCAACCTACCAATTGCAATTGTTTGATTGTCAGCGCCAGTCAAAGCCTGCTTTAGCCAATCCATGACAACGCCCTTTCTTTTATAACATCAATCCTTGCCAGCCAACCCTTACCAAAAACGGGAAATTTTGGCAAACCTTCATAAAATTTGCATCGAGCCTTTTGATAATCACCAATCAACGTCTTGATGCCAATGGCTCTGATAAAATTCTGCACGGCCAAGATGGTTTGCGTTCCGGCATGACCATCAGCCGGGCAACCAACTATGTGCTGCAATTCCATAACCGCGCGACCGGGGCCGCCGTTTACAGCAAAATCAAAAACACAAAGTGCAATTGGTGTTGGGTATTTGTCGCAACTTGTAGATTGCCAGAATTGTGCGCGGTAGAAGGAAGCAACTTTAACATAAGACAATGCCTTCATGTCATCAATTGAAACGGCATGGCCCACCCACGCCTCCCAATTGTGTTTTGTAACCCCAAGATTCGTTATACCGCCCGAATCTTTTGGGTTGTTTGAAAAACCCCCTTCTTGCTCAAAAAGAACCGCAAGGCAGTCGGAAAATGGATCAGATGCCACGGTTCAATCCTTTGCAATAATTGAATCAATCAATGACCAATTGTAAATGTAAAACCGTGAAAAAAATACCCAACAAAACTTGAAATTGCCGCAATCGCGCTAAAAACAAGTGCAATTCCAGAAGCCAAACTTGAACGATTAATTTTTTTTTGCTTTTCAGCGCCGACTTCATGGCTATCTTGAATTTTCATGGCAACAATATCTTGATGTAGATTGTTAAAGAGCATTTTAATCTCCTTAAAACCTTCATCTACCTTGATCTCAAAACGATCCATGCGGTCGTTCAAGGTGTCCTCCACGCGCTTAATGCTTTCCTGAGACGCTTTTGCCATTGCTTGGGCTTTACCAATTTCAATGCCAAGTTCTGCGTGCGAGGGAGTCACCATGACAGATTTAGCCGTAATAAGAAACGAGCAATGTGGAACCGCTCGCGTTGGTGGAGATGAATTGGATAACCGACAAATCCCCAGAGAAACCCATAGGCTCCAAGCCAGTCGGAACAATCATGCCGACAGATGCTGTTGGTGCGGTATTATCATCGCGCCAGCTAACAGAATTGGTCACAGCCTGAATTAGCGCGTACTTGGACGTTGCAGGAACGGTAAGTTTCTGCGCCGCAGCGTTGGTTAGCGTAATGGCTTGAAATCCAAGTGGCGCAAACTGACCGGGAAAAAGGTTAGACATAAAAAACCCTCAATTGAAGTTGATAGCTTGAATGCTTTCAACGGTCGAAGCTGATTGAACCAATGCAATTTTATCCAAAAGATCGCCGTAAGTTGGATGCTTTACAGCCAAAATTGCGGCTTTTAGGTTTTGCAAATCTTCAAATGAAAACGGCGAAACAACAAACCCATTGGAGTCAATCCAAATGTTGTGCTTCCAAGCTGATTCACCGGCATCAATAACGGTCGAGATGTTTTGAAGGCTATCGTTATCAATTAAAAATGAAGATTCAAAACCAGCTTCGGTTGTGAAGTTAACCGGAGCATTGCAAAGCGTTTTGTAAGATGATTTCAAAAATGCAATTTGACTTTTCTTTATCTGGTCAATGCTAGGAGTCGCATTGTCAAAGATTTGAATTTTTCCATCAACAAATTGTGCGTACTGATTGGGCGCACAATTCATTGCGGCCCGAAATTCGCTATCTTGAACTTCAACCAGATCATCTGGATAGGTTGGGTAAACAACATCATCTGGATAGAAGCAGCCAGTTGAAGGTGAAAACTTCATAATCAGTATCCTATTGCCCAAAACCCAACAGTGACGGGATTTGGAGAGCCGTCGCCAGTCGAGCTATTGTATGAAATGTTTGCTTGCGTCTTATTCGATGACGGGCTGGGGGCGCCCCAACAGCCGAGCGTATTGCCGCCACCCGCCGTCGGGTTGTTTGACAACTGAATCGTTGTAAACACATACCAGCAGGCATTTGGAAATGCGATAGGGAAGGTTACAACCTCGGTTGCGTCATCGTAAGCGGTAATTGATTTCCACTGAATCAAAAGCCCGTTGGGCAGGTTGTAATAACCGGCGTTTGACAGGGAATACGCACCAAACCCAAGTGACGTAAGCAACGCAGGGATGGTGGTATCGCTGGGATTGGCCGTGCTTCCGGTCAAATTGGCCTTGATGGTGTTTGCAGCCATAGGAGCAAGACTGCTGTTCGGAATGTTGTCGGGAAGGCTCAAAAGCTCAAAGTTCGTACCATCCCAGACCACTTCAAAAACTTGCGAAGCGGGAAGCTGTCCCGAAACCAATGCGCCGCCACTCAACGTGACGTTTTTAGCACCCAATCCGTTGACATTAAGCGTGTACGCGCTGGTATTTGCCGCCGACGTTTTAAGGACGCGAATGGGCGAATACAGAATTGAAGACAGCGAAAGCACGGTTGGCGAAAGCGTCACAGCCCCCGCATTGGCAGTGCCGGAATCCACGCCGGAATTGCCAAACTGCGATTGAATGTCGCTGGAGCCGACTACGTTGTTGAAGAAGCCAGCGGTCGGGAAGTTAGCAAAAACATCACCGACGCTCCATGCCTGCGCCGTCGTTCCTTCGCGCCCGCGCACAACGGTCATGGTGTCGCCAGAACGAGCGGTTACGTAAACAATTTCATTTGGGATGCCGGTGGTGCTGCTTGCGGCAAAAAGCGTGGCGGAAAAGAACTGCCCGGCGGTAATTGTCGGAAACAGTGCGCCCGATCCAGAAGCCACCGTAATGGTCGTTGCCGTGCTGCCGATGGCAGAGCCGATGGTGGTGCTGGCGTTGTTGGAAAAAAGTTGATTGCTCATGATATTGTGACTGTCCACGTTATCTGAAAGGGTAACTCAATCACGCCAGTTTTAACCGCCGCTTGAAAAATTGATGCCTCAGTCGATGTGGCTAAGTGAATAGTCCACATTTTGAATCCGGTTGGGTAAACGGAAACATTATACTGGGTATCGTTTACAACATCGGTGCCGTTAATGCCATTTAGAAATCGGTTGATTCGACGTTTAAGCCAAGTTGGGGTGAAGGTCTTTCCATCACCTTTATAGAATGCCCACGTAATAATACGCCTGAAGGTATCGTCGGAGGTTGCAGTGTAGGTGCTTGGAGTGCCAGCCTTGAATCCGTTAAACGGAATCTGATTGACCGTAACCGTGTTGACTGGCCCAAGTTTGCGAGAGCCAATGCTTGAGGGTAGGCCGGGGCGAGAAATGCCGTAAATGCCTTCCGCGACCCAATCCAGCAAAGAATTGGAAACAGGGTCTTTTGTATATATTGGAAGATTTAACGCATTAAACCAATTTAAATATGCTTGAGTGAATTGGTTGTATGCCGTAAAAAACGCCGCAACATTATCGTCGTTCTGATACTGAACGTATAGATACGCTGGAATGGTGTTCTGAATACTGGTTGGACCAGTCACAGGCCAAGGGGTGTTTGTTCCGGCTGCCATGATTAAATCTGCGTAACCGTGACGTTGTTAGATGCAATAGTAAAATAGCTTTCTGGATCGCCATAAATAAGCGAAGTTCCCGAAGCGGGAGCAATCTCAACGCCATTTACAGTAACGGTAAAATTCAACGTGCTAATAAGCGCGGGGTCTCCATTGAAAAGAGACAACACGGATTCAATTACATCGGTTTGCAATGCAAATAAATTAATAGGCGAACCCACGGGAATGCTGTTAATGTAATTCACAATAGCCGTAGTGGACAACTGCGCAAAAGCAGTATCGGACACAAAATTTGGGCTAATTGTATTCCACGAAAGCTGAATAATTGTCGCTTGAGCGGGCGGATTTACAAATTTAATTGTATATGTATCGGGGTAACTGTTGATGTTGACCGATATATTTCGATTGTTTGGCGTGACAACACCTCCTGAAACATAGGTTCCAGAGCTTGTCGTATTAACACCAAAACTAAACGTGGTCGGGCTAAGGACCGTGACGGTGTAGGGACCGCCATTTACCCCGGTCATGCCCGTAACGCCAGCAATATACACGTTGGACTGGCCGGTAGTTAGCCCGTGGTTTAGGTTTGTCGTAACAACGCCGGGGTTGGCATTTGTGATGCCTGTAATGCTAATTGTCGATCCAACCAGCGTCGAAATATCAATGCCAGAATTGTAAATTGCGTTTGCAACCGCATACGGGTCGCCGCCACCACAAATCACTTCCCATCCACCGGACAAGGCTTGTTTGCAGGCGATCAGGCGGGGCTGGACTCCCGGCACGTTTGATAGCAGCGTCTTTGCCGTTGTAGCGTTTCCTTGCGCTGAAACCAAGCCAGCCTGAAGAACGAGAGCCGCGTATTGCGCTTGCGTCTGAGCGCCGGCGCTAGGCGTTCCCGGTTGCGGGTTATTAACCGACAGGGTAATGCTTACCGGCACGCTCGAAATGATCGCATTGACGGTGTTGGCTGCAACCGCCCAAGCCCCAGCTTGCGTGGCAACACAATACAAAGGCGCAGACGATCCCGACGTTTGCACAACGCCACCATCTTGAACCTGATATTGATACGTGCCATCGGAAACAAGGAAGCCGGGCGGAATCTGAAACCCAACCGTGCCGGTGAAAACAACGTAGACAGATGTGTTGGTTGTCGTGCCTTGTGGAACACCATAGATGTTGCCCAGTTCCGTGAGCAAGTAAGCATTTGCACCAAAAGGCGTGATGGAATTGATGGCCTCGACGGCAGCGGAATCGCAAAGCGCAATTGCATAGGTTGCCGTGCTGGCAAGGTCTTCAATCAATCCACCGGGCAGCACGGTGTAGCCGGGGTTTATTGCAGCGACCTGCGTAATGAGGTTGGCCCAAATCGTGGCGGGCGGCGTCGGTTGCGCGCCTGCCGCCGTAACCTGAAGGCCGATAACTGGGCTAGGAAGGGTTGTCATTAAATTGGCACCGGAGAAATAAGAATTGCGCCGGGATTGGCCGTGGCATTGACATTATACGTTGGATTGACCGATTGCTGCTTTGAAATCAACAGCGAAAGAAAATATTGCGAAAAATTCTGTTGCGTGAGCATCACATAGTAATCAGGAAAGACTTGCGTTGTAACGCTCTGCTGCGACGGAATACCATAGTTTCCGTAAAATGGCGATTCGTTTAGATTAAGCTGTAGCACCTGCGCAAGAGTGGTCAGCCATACGGCATCATTGAAGCCGTTTGCATCGGTCGTGACCTCAACCCATACCATATCGGTTTGAGCGCCAAGCACGCCACCAACAGGGCTAATGCCTATTTCGAACGATCCGATTGCGCTGCTGTAAAGCGCGCCAGACAGAACCCTTCCCCACGTTCTCATCAAGTGGTTCCATTCGTAATCAAGCCGTAATTTGACAAAGCCTGAATAAGCGATGTCAAAACAGCTTTTGCATTTGCATCGGTAACGGCGCTAAGAGCGCCTATCACCGTTTGCTTATTATGCTTCGAATGACCAAAAAAAGAAAGGGCAGAAGGTGTGCAAACAATGTTTTCGTGAAGAACTAGAGCCTGCGGGTCGATGGTTGTCTCACTGGTCTTTCCCAGCCAGAAGAACGTCATTGCAGCCAAATTGCCCACCGTATCCTGCAAGCTGGGCACACCGCTGCCAAGGCCGGTTAGTCCGCTGGTGCGCAGATCAGCCGACAGCGCGACGCCTATATCCCCGACTTGGATTGGGTACTGAATATAAGGGGGCTTACCCACAGGCATGGTCACTTGCGGCAGTGGCGCAGGGTTTGCAGCAACTTCAAAATTGACCGTGACAACGCCGGGGCTAACAATGTCTACAACAGTGCATGGCAACCCTTTACCAAGAGCCTGAATAGCGTCCTGCGACCTTGCTCGGCTTATTTCCTGCAAAGACTGAGCAAATGGAGTTTTTTGCGAGTTGCCATCCATGACGTTCATGGAAAAACCTTTCAATCAATATGAATGCAATTACGTTGTAGTTACAGCCTTGAAGTTGGTGATCCAGCTTTGCGGGTTGGGGTCTCGCGAATTACCAACATGACGAACAAACGTTATCTGCCATTGACCCAAAAACGCATTTTGGTCTCTGGCAAAACTATTGCTTTCAGAGCTTGTAATTGCAAACAATTGTTCAACTGGGGGAAACTTAATCAAAGTCCCCAAGTTAATATCCGCCCGAAGTACCGTGTTGAATTGTATTTCGTTTGGTCCAAGCCAAGTTGGCTGACCAATCAAATCTTGCAAAGCAATATTTTTTACAGAACTTGCGTTTCCCGTGTTTGTATTTGCTCCAGCAGATGGTTGATTTACCGTTCCATCAAATACTTTAAATTGATTTCCATTTTGGACAATGCTTACGCCTTGATAATTTTTAATGCTGTTGCCAATAATATTCTTGCTAATTCCGCGAATATAAATGCCAAATTGTTTTGGGGTCTGCCAAACAAAAGGCTCATCATTTGGCAAAACCAAGTTGGGGCTTATGTTTATTGCGGGAGGGTCAAATGTTGGATATGCAATTTGCAAGAGATGCTTAATTGCATCCGCCATTTGTGTGCCTTTTTTCCAAAGGTAAGATATGTTTGATGGGTTGTCTTGATTGTTTCCCTCGCTAGGCAATATGACAAAATCAAGAGTTTGATTAACCCCCTGCCAATTACCAAAAGCCTGAAATATAACTCCATAGGCAATAAGGCCCTGCTGTCCTGAATCAAAATCAGCAGTCGCTAATGGCAAGCCCTTTTGCATACCTGCAAAAACTTGAATTGGCGCTCCATTAAAGTTTGATGCTTGTGAGATTTGAGCCTTACTTGGCCCCCATATCTTAATTGATCCAGCACTAACTGGATTATCAAGCGTTGTGCTTACAATATCGAACTCAACTGTTTGTGCGCCAAGATCAGCCGCGCCGTTGACCGTGTTTGTCCACGTAGCGCCAGCGTTGTTACTGGCAACTCCAAGGGCGGGATTGGCGGTTTCAGGGCCAACAACAATTTTATAAAATCGACTCAAGGCGTTATCTCAAAGTTGTTGCTGCTGTCGCGATAAACCAGAGTGGATGTGGTAAAATACCCCTCCACAAGATTAATGTCGTAATTGTCGGGCGATGCTGTGAGCGGCTTTTGCACAATCAATACGTTTTGCAACGTATATATACTAAGAACCCATCTTTGACCGTAAAGACTCCAATCAACCACAGCATAATACTGCCTGCCATCTAGAGTCGGCAAGAACGAAAAGTTCTGCGTAACGGTTGGGGCGAATTGAATGAGTGTTGCCATGATCAATAAAAACTATTCGTTGAAAGGTCTCGACCAGATACCACATTTAGTGTTGTGGTGTTGGTGCGTGGCGGTGTGTTGCCGGATGGCGTATGCTTCACGGCAGGAACAATGTTTTTAGTCAACCCTGAAGATGCTTTTTTTGCACCAACCGTTACGGGTTTGCTACCCGGAGGATCGCCAGCATTCACATTTTTGTTGGTAATGTTAGCCATGTCTTGGTTTTGCGCTGGAACAGCCTCGCCAGCCGTAAGCAATGGCTGCATGAAACTCCACACCCACCTGACCTGCGCCTGCGCCCCCATAGATTCGGTTGATGCATCAACCAGACTTGTCAGCAAGCAACCTCGATAAATGTAGCTAGGCGTGCAAATGTCATACCACCCACCGGCAGCGGTGTGTTGATCTAGCGTACTTTTAAGTGATGTCATGACCGAAAGTTTGGTCAAAACATTAAATGCGCCCGTTGCCGGAACAATCATCTCCATGTTCAATTCAAGCGGCTGCGTAATTATGGCGTTTGCCGCTACTGTTTGGTTGGCAAATGGATATGTGGCAACTTCGTTGTTCATCAACGAATGACCCGACATAATCCTAAACTTCACAAAATCTGTGCTATCTGGATTGGCTGCATACGTAGGGCCTTTTACAAAACCCTGCGCCTGCATGATATTCAAAATTGAAATGGCACCCGTTCCAGCAGCCCCATTTACGAGGATGATCGGATTTTGAGTGTTCCAATAATCGTAATCTGAAAAGCTCATCCCATCGCCGCCGTTTTTGCAGAATTTGCGGTAATTGCTACGGCAGTGCCGGAAGTGTTGGTCACGTTCAAAGACACTTTAACAGGCTTGCCTGAATGGCCGTGTTCAGCAGGCGTGCCCGGATTATATTTTGCAACATAATCCCTAGTTTCTTTTGGTGCGTGAGAAAGCCAATTTTCATGATACCTTTTCATTTGAGACCGAACATTGCCCGGACCCTCATTAAATGCAGCAATTGCTGCGGTTTCATCGCCGTGAAATTGCCTAAGAAGGTCGTGCATATACCTTGCAGTAGCAACAGCCTCCTGATTGATGTCGGCCCTATTTGTAATGCCATATTGCATTGCAGTGCCGGGCATAAACTGAAAGGCACCAAGGGCACCCTTTGGACTTAATCCTGCGCGCTTGCCTCCACTGGATTCAATCTGAGCAATTTTGTCCAAAGTACCTGCATTCAGCCCATATTTGCGTTCAAGTTCCGGAAATGCTTTAGATGCAGTTTTCAACTCTTGCGTTTGATTGATCTTTGCAGCGCCGCCATTTCCAAAAACGTAGCTTTGAATTTTGCCGACAAATTTAGAAGCAAACGCAGCAGCCAATCCAGCAGGTCCGCTCGCAATCAGACCCTCTTTAGCAATATTAGAAATAGTGCTATCCGCCACCGATGGCTCGGGATTTTGCTGGCCCATTGATTTAACGAGCGCATTAAACGCATCGGTTACGCGCAGGGTTGCAGGAACAAGATTATTTGTGAATGCCGTACTAACTGCATCTACATTGTTCTTAAAATCAGTTAGCCGGTCATTTTGATCTTTGGTGTTTCCATGCAACTTGGCAAAATCAGCAGCGTCTTTGCCGTATTTGATAATTTGTTCGCGAGTGGAACCTTTAATTCGCATCAAATCTTCCGCGCTTAGGATTTTGTCATACCCCAAGGCGTGTGCGTAAGTCAGAAAGTTTTCAGGGTGCTTTTCGGTAAGCCCTTTTGCCTTCATTGAGATTTCGGTGAGCAATTGCGCGGCATCTTTGCCTTCGGGGCGAACGCCCATAGCATACAAAGGCCCGCGCTGTGTAACGTCGTATTTCATCCGCATAATACGATCCATTGCGGATTCCGTATCAAACAGGCGGTTTTGATAGATGTGTGAACCTTGAAGTTCGCCAGTGCTAATTCCCAAGCCCCCAGCACGGCGCTGTAGGTCGGCATTGCGCTCAGCCAATTCATAAGCCGCATAACCGGCACCACCAACCACAGCAAGCGCACCAGCGCCTATTGCAGCTGCTCCACCCAATCCAGCGGCCAATCCACCACCAGCGCCACCAAGCATACTGGAAGCGGCTCCAAGGCCCTCACTAGCGCCACCAACAATACCAAGCGCGGCTTGCGGTCCAACACCTATCTTGCCAAGGCTGGCCGCTACGTCACCAAGCGTTTTGCCGTAATCCCTGATTTGATTGATCGACTGTTTGCGCTTTGCGCTGATTTCGTCTTGCCGCTTTTTTTCGTCCTCTTGTTCTTTTTTGTGCTTAGCCGCAGCGTCACGCAAAGCGCGCGCTCGCTTATCTTCTTGTTCGGAAAGTTTACGCGTAGCGTCTATTTGCTCCTCAATAGAAGAAACAAAATCAACACCGCTAGACGCCAATTCTTTAATGCTAGAATTGACCTCGCCCCAAACTTCAGATTGCTGCCCAACGCTCTTTTGATATTTCTTGAATGATTCAAGAAATCTATTGAACGCTTCATCATCAATTGGGATTTTTAGAATGGGGGCTGCCATGTTTTCCCTATCAATGATATTTTAGGATGGATGAAAGAACCGTAAAGCCATCAACAATAAATCTATTGCGAAACGATTCGGCGGTTAGATAACCATCCCAAGGTTTGCCTTTATCCTTAAAAAACTCGTTCCAACCATCACTTGAAACCCATTGTAGGATTTCGGAAATTATGCTTGGCTGCTCTCGCCAGTATTCTCGTCTTGCGTCGATGTCTTCAAGGAATTGGCGAACTCCGTACAATTCAAGAACGTAGTTTGCAATTCGTAAATTGTAGCCATTCCAAGAACCAACCTTTGACGATCCACCCTCGGAGCAACCAGCGAGGCGACAGTAAAAAAAGCAAGAAGGTTTGTGACCTCCATCTTTTCCTCTTGATCGATCATATTTTTGTCAAAAGCCGATTGCAATGGGATTGTTTTCCAACCCTCACCTTCAACGGGCAAAATTACGTTGCTCAAGCGTCTAATTTCGGAAAACAACCCGCGTTCGCCACCAATACCATCCGGTCCTTCCCACCAGTTGCCGCCGGTAATACGCGGCGTTGTTTCCGCAACGCTACGCATTACCAATGCAGCAACACTCGGCCCACTCATTGGATCAAGACCGTTATGCGCAAATGCCGAAAACGTCTTAGCCAAAACCATGTGATAGGTTTCGAAAACTTCAGACCTAATTGGCATCGCGTGAACGTACATCTTGGTTTCGTCGGCGCGATTAATTGGAATGACAATATTCAGATGACGGTTGATAGTGGCCATTGCGAGTGTCCTACTGCGGATTTATTTAATTAAACAGATCAGAGTTGATGTAATAAATGCCCTTGATCGTAACGGGAAAGTCATTCGTTTGGCCGGTGAATTCAAGGCTGGGAATGTTTTCAATCACGCAATTACTCAAGGTGTATGCGTCAAGATTAGTCGAGTCAGTCGTAACAACAATGTCGCCAATTTGCGAATTGTTGGTGCGCTGCGTTTCCCAATCATTGGAAAGCGATTGGCTTTTGTTAAGATACATCGTGCAGGTTACGACTTGATACAGGCGGGGTGATGGAACAGCGCCGGTCAGCGTCATAATATAGTCGCTGGTATTGCCCTCAAACGTAATGCTCGCCAGCTTTTCGCCAAAATAACCCGAAGTAACATTCAGGTTGGGAAAATCAACCACTTGAACGCTGGTTAGCGCCCTGTTCAAAGTGCCCTGCGGAACGATAGGATTAGCCATTGTTGTGATCCCTTTTTAGACCGCTTAGGCGATCAAAAGCGTGGTGGCGATGAGGTTGAAATACACGTTAAGGAACGGAAGCTGCGGAATCCACACGCAACTAATCCCGGCGTATTTACCAATCCCATAATCATTGGGATTTTCCTGCGCATAGGTCAGGAATGGCTCCGCATTGATGACGATCTGCGTTTCATACAGACCAGCATTGAGGTTTGCGAGAAACTGCGCTTGCGGGAGCTTGGTTACGACAATTTTGCCATTACCGACACCGCTTGCCACGCCTTTGGCTGCAACCTGAACAACGCGATTTTGCAAGCGATTGATGCCAGCCTGATTGTAATACAGAGGATTCAAGTTGGATGCAGAGCCATTGATGACTTCGTTGGCAAGGGCCTGCTGCATGTTGATCTGCGCCCAGTCAACCGAATACCAGAAGTTCCAGAAGTTGCCGTCCGACATCTTGCCTTGATAGACAATGTTGCTCGAAATACCGCCCTGCTGGCCAGTCCCAATCCAGCCGACATTATTGGTTGCCAAGCCCTGCAACACGCTCTGGTTGCCCGTGATTGGGTACGCGGTGGTGCCGTAGCTGGGCGCATAACTAAGCGGCGCGAGCTTGTTGCCACTGCTGGGCAGGGCCGTAAGCGCGGTGCCAAACGGCGAAGCAATCGAGAATTCAGTGGCCGGAAGGTTCGGTGCTTCGACCTGCGCGTACACGCAATTCAAGCCAGCATAAACGGTCTGGTTCGCAACAGTCGTCGTGACCCAGAAGTTAATCAGCGCATTGACCGAAGTGTAGTTCGACAAGAACGTCAAAAATGCAGCGTTGTTGTCCCATTCGCGGGGGATCAAATAGCTGTAAATTTGCTGCTGCGTGCCAGCAACCTTGTTGATGAAGGTGGTAAGCGCAGCCACCCCTTCGGTCGGCGTGCCTTCACCAAGCTCGACCACATAAATCGACGGAACACCATTTCCGGCGAAATACGTATTTCCCATCTGCGTGACTTCAACAACCGACCCAAGGCTAACGGTTCCCGGCGTGGTTTCAGCGCCGGGATTGCTTGCCAAGGGGTAAGTCAGCGTATTTGCGCCGGTAATGGTCGCATTAAACGTGCCATTATACCCCGCAGGCACAGCCCCTGCGATCACGATTGAAACAGGCGTGTCCCCAACAGTCCAGCCATGAGCCGCAGAGGTGGTAACGGTAACGGTACCAGTTGCCCACGTAAGCGAAGAAATCGTCTTTCCAGTTGCAAGGATCGACTGCAACTGAGCAAACGTGCTGACCAGAGAGGCAGTGCCCTTAGCGAGAGTCGTGCCACCTTGCGAAATGAATGCGCCATTTTGCTGAAGGTTATTCGGGGTCGGTGCCTGCAAAACCGAGGCATTAACCGTTACGATATTGATATTTGCTGCCATTTGACTGCCCTCTGGTCAGGATTAGATTGTCCGCTTCCTCACCTTATCAGGTGAAGTTGCCAACAGCCACAACCGACACGTTAGCGCCCGTGGTCACATACCAACCCGGAGTTGCGGTCGTGGTGGCCTTGGCCTGCACCAGCACCTGAAAAGGCTTAAGATCAACTAGCGCGGTCGTGCCGCCGCCAGCAAAAAGCACAATCCCAGTCGAACCCGAACCATCATACAAGGTCACTGCGCCAGCAGCGGCAGTCGCGGGAACGATGGTGATCGCATACAGCGTATCGCCAACAGCGCCAACGGTGCCAAGAAGCTGCTTGGTCTGGCTTGCAGCAACCTGAAGGTGGACTTCGTTCTTTTCAGTGACGCGCAGGTTGCCCGCACCGTCAAGGCTGGTGAAGGAAATGCCGCCGTTTGCAGCAAGGGCGGTCTGTGCGGAAAGATTCTGGCTCATTTTAATTCTCCGTTCTCAAATCTCAGGGTAGACGTTTTTCAAGAAAGCCGATTTAATCAATTGCAGGGAAAGACTATTCATGCGGGACTGGTAATAGTTGACATCAAACACAATCGACTTTTTCTGTGCAATTGCGTTTATCTCCACCTGCCCTCTTTTACCATCCCGTGGGACAGGTGAATTCATAATACCGAAAATCTGCGGATTGTTCAAAGCGTAATTTTGAACTGAATCAATCCAATCCAAGATCATATCATTTCTAATGCCAAATGTCGTTACCAGAACGCTATCTTTTGCAAGCTGCCACCGATTTCCATCAGCATCCCAGTACGGGTTTGCCTGCATTGGGCTTGTGCTGTTTTCGTCGATATGCACAACGGCATAAGGCGGGTTCAAGTTATCTGGGACAAGATAGCTAGGATAAATTGGGAAAAGCTGATTTAGCGTAAGCCAAACCGGCAGCGAATTAGAAACAACTTGAGCTTGCGCAAGGCTGTTGGGGTCATTCAGAATTTGCGATGCAAGCGTGGAATAAACAGCATCGCCACTATAATGATAAAGACCCGATTGCCTGTACCAGCTTGATCGCGTCGAAAATGCGTATTGCTCGCCATCGGTGGTTGCTAGGTAAATATACTCTGGCGACATTTCCGCAAGATCGTTGATCGGTTGCAGGCTGGTAAACACCATCCGGTGAACCGAAAAACTCTCGTCCGGATCTTGCCTATTGGTTGTGGTGTGGTGCAGCGATCCCTTGGCCTCAAACTGCAACGAGAAAGAACTATCGTATGAACCGGGTGCAAGCAGCGCCGCTTCAACCCAAAACACAAACCCATCAACCGGCAGGACAATGCGCTTATAAAGCACGAAGGTGACAGTCTGCTGAAGGTCGAGCGTTTCAAGCCCTGCCCGCAGCGTTGACGACATCTGGCCTTGGTTGCCAGTAGTCTCAAAGATTGATCCGCCGCCGCTGGTGGCCATCATTCCACCCAAGCGCGCATGGAAAGTTCATACGTCGATGTGTCCACGAACGACGGACGCGCATGATCGCTAACTTTGTTTTTGAAACGCAGCGAGCGACGATCAAGAGCGGCTTTTGTCGGAACGCCGGGAATGCCCATGCTTTCAATTTCGGCGGTCATCAGGAATGTGCGAAACTCCGCCTGAATGCTTTGACCAGCATCCGCAAACGGATCAACCACCGGGCCACCCGAAAACAAAGTCTCAAGAGCACCCTCGACAGAAGAAATAAGCGATGAAGTTACGGTGTCTTTGTGCGCGTCGTAAAACGCTTGCATCACTCCGTATTTTTCTTCCAAAATGGTTGCAACTTCAACCGTTGTGGTTGCAGCGCCGCGCGAACTGCCTTCGCCACGTTTGGGCTTTTTCTTTGGCGTCGAGCCCTCGTTTTCATAGGGTACGTCAATGACACCCAAAACTAGATCGGTCATCAATCTAGCCCCCAATTGGTGCCATAGTCTTGCGCATATCCAAGGTAGGTGCGCCCCCAAACTGTGGTTGTCAACTGAAGCTGACCAATTGTCAGGTTTTCCGCCTGCCGGGGCACAACCATACTTGCGCTAGTGCCTTCATCGCTAGACGATTGAACAATGCCGGTTGTAAAGCCAAGCATGTTGTTCTGCTTGCGAAGGTACTGAAAGAACCCGTAATTGACGTTTTCGACGGTGATATACACCAATCCCGGAACGTCTGGCGCCCAAGTTACCAATAGGTGCCCGGCCAAATTGTAAACCATTTGCAGGTAAATCGGGCCGGGCGAATTCATGAAGTACGGGTTAACCGTACCCATCGAAGTGTTGTAGGCGTAACCAATAACAGGGGAATCAACGGGCAGATATTGCGCAGGCACGCCCATAACCGAGTAAATCCAATCGGAAAAACCGGCTTCGGTAGGGATAGGCGTGTAAGGATAAATCTGCACGAAGTTCCCCTGTTACCTTACGACTTGCGCGGACGGCCGCGAGCGCGTGACTGGGTGGAATCTGCATCGTGCTTGATGCGCAACCCCTCTTCCAGCTTCGGCGCGGTCATTTCGGGATCGCTCTGGCCCACGGATTCAAATTCCATTTCGAAGCCAGCCGACTGACCATTGCCCAATTCGCTGGCAAGTTCGCGCAGGCCGTAATCGGAAACGATTGCAAGGTTCCTGCGGCGCTCAATGCCAATATCAGTCAGGCGTCCCATGTTATGCGCCTTCACATCATCGCAAATTGCACGGGGGATGGGCTTATCCAAGGACCAAATGAGCTTAACAACGCCCTTGGCCTTTGCCGTGCGAATTTCATCCATCCCAACTGCGCCCGCACTAAACTCAAGCTGCTGAATTAGATCATCGGCTTGGCCGGGGAACAATTCACCACCAAACTGAACCTGTGCGCCAGCGGGGATTTCAATGAACTTCGGAGGCAGAACGCGGGCATCCATACGATTGCCATTGCCGTCGATGGCAAAGTCAAGGCGATAGTAAACCTGCCTATTCTGCGCAGTGCAGTTTACGACAAAAAGACGACTCATGATTTAATCCTTGCGAGTGGTGCGAGTGCCAGTGGACGGGATGCACTCGCAACACCCCGCCCACCGACCTAGAGTTACTGGTAATTGGCAGTAATGATGGTAAGCGCCTGCGGACGCGGTGCCCAGCCCGGCGTCAAGCGCCATTCGCTGAGAACGTCCGTAGCGCCACCAGCCAGCGGCGAAACGATTTCGCGCGGTGCCGCCATGTCCGAATACTGCGTCAAGCAGGTCGGGTTGTTCGGGCGAAGCGTTGCGAACACGTTGGTGTTGAGACCAGCCGAGCCAGCAGGGACATCGACTTCAGGCATCGCAACGAGGATGATGTCAGCGTTAGCCGAACCACCAGCGCCCTGAAGCGTGTCGTCGTATGCCCAAACAAGCTGATCTTCATTGGCGACCAGCATGTTCTTCAGGACTTCAACAGTCGAAGCGGTACCGGCACCGATGCGCTGGAACTGCGTCAGGCTGACGACGTTGTATTCGAACTGGCTGAGCGTGCGCTGCGGGCCAAGCACGACGAACTTGCGGCCAATACCAAGCTGCAAAGTGCGGGTCTTGATCTGCGCGATCTGGTTGGCAAGGAAAAACGCCATCTGACCATTGTCATAGGTCTGGACGGTGGTGTTGCCATACTGATCGGGCGGAAGGTTGACCGAGGTAGCACCCGGAGCGTTGATAAAGCCTTCGCCATACTGCGGCTGCAAACCAAACAGAGCCGCGTCGCGGGCCTGCTGGAAGTGCGCCTGACGCATACCAAGGCGGTAGGCTTCAGGAACCGCAAAGCCCCACCGACCACCAGCAGCAACGTCGTGGTGGTCATATTCAGCGCGAACGCGGAACTGGTAAGTGTTAGTGTTGAAAAGCTGCGCGCTGATGTCCACACCCGGAAGTTCGTTGGCGTTTGCCTGCGAACCACTGATCTTGGTGCGGATGTTCAACTGCTTGGCGTAAACGACCAGATCGTCTTCGGCCAGACGAGCGCGGATTTTCCCACCTTCCAGAACTTCGGTGTAACCCGAAGCCTGCTGGAACTGCATGAAGATTTCCGGTTCGCGGAACGAAGGTTCAATGATCTTGTATGCACCGGCGTTAATAGCCATGATTTAGTCCTTTCCTATTCACTCAGGCTTACGCCGTGGTGCCGCCAGTAAGCTGGATGATTGCACAAGCGCCGTTAAACGACCAGTTCGTGGTGCCAGCGACTGCGTTGTAATTCACAATCATGTTGCCAGCGGGCTGAACGTCGAGAACAACAACAGGCAGGGCCGAGCTTGCACCCGAGCCAAGCGTCAACGAACCACCAGTAATGGTCGAAGCGCCAAGGCTTGCGGTTGCCTGATAGGTCACGGTCGAGCCGGAAACCGACAGAGCCGTAAACGTACCATTGAGACCCGCATAAGCACCCGTACCCGTGAGGCTCGAAACGATGATTGCATCGCCCGCGCTAAAAGTAGCAGCCGCGCTAAGCGTCAGCGTCACAATGCCGGTGGTGTTGTTGTAGGTGCCCGACGAGATGGTCAGGGTGCCGATGTAGGGAACCAGAATCTGGTTCACAAAGTCCCAGCTAACCTGCGGGTTGATGTTGCTGCCACGCAGCGACACCAGCGCCGGATCGCACTCAACGGCGATACGGGCGCGACAACCAAGCGGGTAATAGTTGATCGTCTGACCCGAACCAGCGGTGGGGACCGTGTTGTTGGGGTCAGTGACCAGATTGTAAGCCTGATCGAACACAGTGAAACCAAGCAGCGCACCCGAGCCGGTCAGCGAGGTTGCGCGGCTAAGAACCTGACCAAGCGACGAACGCGGGCCATTGGCGCTGATAGGCGAAATGTCAACGTTGACACCAACGCCACCCCACATGGGGATGGTTTCGTTCTGCGACACGATACCCGAGCGCAGAGCAAAACGAGTTGCCGGATCAGGGAATGCCTGACCCTGAATCAGACCAAGCGAGGAAGCGCCGTTGAAAAGGCCCTGCCCCGAAGTGGTCTGCGACGGAAAACCATTGTTTGCAGCCATTGTAAACTATCCTTACGAAAATGAAGTGAAGGCTTAAGCGCGGTTGACGCGACCCGTAAAGCCACCCATCCACGAACCCGGCTCACCGACGAATTCATTGATGATGTGACCACCGACCTGACGCGAGATTTCACGCAGATGACCCGGCTGGACATCAGCGCCACGACGCGCAGCGGCAATCGAATCCGCGTAAACGTCCGACAGGATCGTATCGAGCATGGTTTCATCGCTTACAGCCGACAGGCGAGCGCTCGACCACTTGGGCGAGTTGGCTTGCAGCTTGCTGCCGAGGCGGCGCTTATACTGGGTCGGGGTTTCCCCATCCAGCGGAGCCGGCGCGCGGTCACCAAAAGCCTGAAAAGCCGGGTCGGCAGCTTCCTGAATGACTGCGAAACGCTCGCGATCAATGTCATTCATCATTGCCGGGGCGCGACGGTTCAGAGCGGCGATTTCACGACGCAGAGCTTCAGCTTCGACGCGGGTCATGTAGTTGGAATCAGCAACGCGATGGTCGCCTTCTTCCTTGACCTTTTCTTCGTCGTCCTTGCGCTTGGCATCCATGCGATCATCGTCGTCGTCCATACGATCATCATCGCTGTCCTTGCGGCGCTTGTCGGCAGCGGTTTCGCGCGGCTTGCCCGGCTCCATCACTTCAAAATCGTCATCGTCGCAAGTTTCTTCATCCTTGCGCTTGGCGTCCATCATTTCTTCGCTGTCCTTGCGGTGCGAATCCATTTTTTCTTCCATAGCGTCCATGCGGCTGTTCAACGAATCGAACTTGGCAATGGAATCACGGATCATGTCAGCGATCTGGCCGAGCTTTTCGTCAGCATCGCTGATAATTTCATTCTTGTGGCCCTGTTCTTCAGGCATGATATGCTCCTTTAGGTGCGATTGCTGACTCGCGAATGCAGGGCCATCGTAGCTGCTGCAACTCGAACCAGATTCAGGCTAGGTTTAGGTTTTGCATTGCCGATAATTGTAGAGCCTTGAGAGTCGGCAATTGCATCAATGCTCTCAACGCCAGTTGGGTCTCCACCCTTGTCCCAAACTCCATTCGTGCAAATGGCGATGTGGTCAAGAAGGGAGGGTTTTCCTTCAATCAACATTACCTTGCCGTTTTCCAGCGTCACCCGATCATTCTCGGTGGGATCAGCAAAGTTGACGGCTGGGCTGGTAGACATCTGATTGTCGCGCATGATTTTAGCGGCTTCAGCGTCGTAAACTTTAGCAATCCCCCACACTTCATCCGGCTTATCAGCGGGAATGTAGGGAAGCATGATCGAGCCAATAACCCGATCACTAAATTCTTTGTCATTCAAAAGCGACTTATCGGGGTGTTCCCAAATGACAGCAAGGCCATTGCAGCGCGCAAGGAATTCATCATTGATGTAAATGCTAGGGTCGCGCCATACGTACTCTTCGCGAGCGTGACGGTAGCTTACGCCCGTGCCAGTGATACGAATAGCAAACAACCATACGTTTTCGTATTTCTGCGGGCTGGTAAGGCGTCCATCTGAAATGGCTTGAGCCACACCAAACTCGTCCATCTTGAACCTATCCAGCGCAACCTGAACGCCGGGGTGAAGCGGCTGCGGCGGGGCCGTGATAGGCGACCAAGCAAACCCGTCATGCTCGTCGATATTCAGCTTGGGTGTAAACTGATGGTTGACACGCACAATGTACGTGGTGAAATCCACATCACTGCTAGGCGCGGGCGCTTGATCGGGATTAGCGGGCTGCGCCACCAACACTTGCTCTACAAGCGTTTCAGCCGGGGTCAGCGTGCGCGTCCACGGCGAAAGCTCTTCTTCCTTAATGCGGACGCCGATTTCTTCAAAAGTTTCGCGCGTTGCGGCTTCTTCGCAGGTTTCATCACCTTCAAGTTTGCCGCCCGGAATGCCCCATTCGTTGGGGTGATCGGCACCGTTACCGCGCCGCAGAAACAGCGCAGTATCGCCAGAAACAAACAGAATACCCGCCGCCTTAATCATTAGTCGCAATTCCAAGCCTTGCGAGACCAGTAGTTGGCCGATGTCTTGTCGTGAGTATTACCCTGACCAGCAGAGCGTGCGCAATACGACGCCTTATGCTCTTTGCTGTTCTTTTTAATGCTCATATCTGGATCGCCAAATTCAACTTTTTTGACTTTACCAGATTTTGGGTCATTAACATAGACCTTTGATTTTTTATTTCCATCTTCGTTGCGCATGGGTTTATTCAGCGTAACTTCGCGCCCATGGTATTCAGCATCGGCACGCGCTTTGAGCGCACCGACGGCATCGGTCAGCGCGCTCATTGCTTTAGACGTGACGGTTGAGCGGGTCATTTTGCCATTTTAGCCCTGATTGCATCATAAGCCTTATCGCGAGCCTCCTTGGCTTCACGATATGCTTTGACCTTTTTTTCTAGCGGTAGGTTTTGCGCATTTGATCGAGCTTTTTCATATTCTCGATCAATGCGCTTCAATTCTTTGGCCATAACTGGATCATTCGTGATCCAATCAGCATCGCCATACCCGCCCTCGTTAGTGCCAGCACCCGGCAGGTCGCGTTCAGCGTCGGCATGAGCCTTGTGGTAAAGCGCATCAGCCATATGCAGGGCGCGCTGCAACGGGGGTAGGCTATCCATGCGCTCCGTGAATTTGCCGTAGGTATATTGCGGTACGCTACTAGCGTATTCCAGAGCTTCTGCGCGGGTGTAGTCAGAGCAATTCAGGCGGAACACCGACATACTGCCATCGTGTTCGACACCAACAATCCACTGGTCGCCTTCACGCACGATGGTGGGGGCTGCGTCCTTGCGTTCATTTGCCATGATGGCTTCCTCTTCCACGTAGTCGGCGGCGGCACTGTCTTTGCGCGCCTTGGCATTTGCAAGATTACGCTTTTCGCGCGCAATGCTTTCCTTTGCCCAGCGTACACTAGCCTTCCCATCTTCCGCCTCATCGCGGTCCTTGGATTTGGCGCGGCGTTCGTGCTTTTTCAGCTCTTCTTCGTAATAGCGCAATGCGGATTCCGCGTTTTCGATTTCCTCTTTGCGCGTATAACGGGCATCGGCCTTGACAGATTTCCTGCGTTTAGCGACGTTTTCCGCCACTTCTTTAGCTGCGGCAAGGCTGTAGAAACGTCCACTGCTTCCTTCCACAACCCAATAATCAGCTTCGGTGCCGTTGCTGCCTTTTTTGAAAGACGTATCAATCATGACGCCATGATGCCGAATATGCGCGGGAATGCGGTCTGCGTCCATACGGCCAAGGATAGCCTCATCCGCATCGGGCACACAGTTGGGAACCGGCTTGCCGCCCTTGGTCTTCATCCCAACCATCTCGTAGCCTTCCCAGCAAGGATCAGCATCCATCACAACGCCAGCCTTCGCAGCAGCTTCCTTCGCCTCGGCCATTGTGGCGAACGGGCCGCGATGATCCTTGAAGCCGGGGACTTCAAAAAAGAACTCGCCGTTCTTTTCGTAAATGCAATCGGCTTTAGCTGCGTCCTTGCGCTCACCCGCCATCTTGTAGGCAATCGCCACCGCCTGCTTCTGCGGTTTGCCAGCCTTCATTTCCGTTTCAATGTTGCGACCGAAACCCGGCGTTCCTGCTTTGGCATGTTCAAGCGGCATTGGTGATGTCCTTGTTCTCAATGATAGCTGCGTGAATATCACGCAAAAGGCTCATTTCGTTAATAAGCATTTCATGGTCAAATTCACGCTGCCGACGCTCTTTGCGCGAAAGGACTTCCTGCCCGACCATAATTAGCGGGAGAAAAATCAACTGCAACAGGCTTGAGCTAATATACTGCACAAGGCTTTCGGTGGACGGCAGGAAAAACGGAACCAGTACAAACGCGGCGAACGCATAAACACATTCCATCGTGGCAACGGCAATGACGATCCTAACCGCCAGCGCCTCGTTGAATTTCTGCCATCGCTGGTAAATGCTCACTTGGTCATTGCCTGAATTTTCGCCCTAGCATCAGCCAGTGCCTTTTTGCCTTTTTCAGTCATGCACTCATCAGGCACGGATCGAAGCGAAAAGACATATTTGTAACTGCATTTGCAAAATGGTAGCTCCGCTGGCATTTCCACTTCATCGGTGTACCCGTCTTTACCCGGCTTTACCAATCCAGCAGAATATGCCCAACTATCCCGCACCAAAAAAAACTTCCCATCACGCGCGTTGTGATCGGGCCTGCCATTGTAGCCACGCTGAAACTTGTGACTTTGCCAATAACCGCCAATCGCACCGCCGTTTAGAGCAACTGTTGTATTGATCGCAGAAAACAACTTTGCATTCTGGTCAATAATAACACGACGCTCTTCGAATGGCAATTGCGCAAGGGCCTTGCGTAGATTAGATTTCTCGTCGCGTTTCTTGACATTATCACTGCCGCCCTTGGGGACGGAGGTTGCCCACCCCTTAAATCGTTGCATCGTCTTTTCGATGGATTGGGGGCGGTTCAGCTTGATTAGGTCAACGCTTGCCGCAATCCGCCGATTCAACTCTGCATGAAGCTCGGGCTTGATTTGTTCCAGCCTATACGCTGTCACGCCGGGATTGTATTTCAATATCCCGGCCAGATCGACCTCGCGGCGGTAAACGGCGAACATGGCTTCGCGGACCATGTTTTCGACTTCATCCATCGATTTCATCGAGCGTTCAGCGGCCAGCCGGATTTGCTCCGCCCAGTATGCTATGCGTTCTTCGCTGTCGTAACCGTGCTGCGCGACATCGTTTACGGCGGCAGTCAACACTTCAAAATAAGTGGGCGATCCATCGGGATTAGGCATTGGGATCGGTCATCCCTTCGTTAATCTCTTGCAGGCGGCAGGCGTTGTAAAACGCATCCATAGCCGCCTCAAGCAATGCGCTGGATGCAAGGTGGCATCGCTGCGCCTCGTCCCAATTGCCCATTTCGCACATCATCAAAAAGCTGTGATATGCCTGCGCATGATTGGTTGATGCAATATTGAAGTTTTGCAACTCTTCGCGGATCATGACGCTTGGCGACGACATTCTAGCCAACATGCCGCATAAAGTTAACCGACGCCATCGCGGTGCGCCTTACGTCATCATCAACTTCATCGAATCGTTCGTTCTTCGGAACACCCGCATCGGCCAGACTTTCAGGGCGCGGCTCTGAAACGGGCTTTTCGGGAACAGCCGGTTCATAATTGGCAATCGCTTCAAAATCCAGATTCAACGGCGATGCAAACAGGCGCTTGTTGCTATTCAGGTTGTCTTGCATCCATTCCAGCACTTGCGCCTTGGCTTCGGGCGGGACAACCGGCATCAACACTTCAGCAACCGAAATGATTGCTTTTAGGATGACATCTTCACCGCGCAGCTTTTCGCTTTCCGGCTCATCAAGCAGCGTCGGCCACTCCGCATGGAAGCTGTTGCGCCATTCATTGAACGCAACATTATAAGGCACGTCGCCGTATTCGTTCGGGTATTTGTTCTGTACCGTTTTGTAAAAATCTTCATTCCAAGCGCGATACATTACGATCTCGCTCATGAAGTCGTACAGCGGTTGCATCCACTCGCGGATACCGTCGATATATTGCGCAATTGCCTTTGCGTCTTCAGTCCCCTCGCCAAAGCCTTCAGCAAAAGTTTCAGACAACAACATCTTGGCTGGTGTTCCGCAAGCCGATGCAATATTCTCAATAATATTCTTGCGCGCCATAGTAAACGCGCCATCAAGGTTTTGTAGGTTCAGGCTTTCAATGCTTTCGGTCGTGCCAATCGACAAAACATTGTTGGTCTGCGCTTCTTTAAGCATCTGCCGCTTTTGGCTGAAAATGTTAAGCATAGGCCGGTCAACCGCCGACGACTGGCTTTCCATTTTCGTAATCAACAAACCTGCTTTGGTGGCAACCATCATGTCAGTTGCCAGCGTCATCAAAAATGACTTGAGCGGGAACAGCCCACGCTGATATACCGACCGCCCCACGAAGCCAAAGCCCGCGCTTTCATAGGCAATATAAATCGGGGCCTCATTCATTACCACGCAAACACGCGAGCGGTGGTATGCCTTGCCAGAGACCGAAACGCCGGTCACTTTCTGGAAATCAAGTGCGTTCGGGTCTTGGTTTAAAACCAGACTGCCAGCGGTATTCAGCGGGTCAAAAGTGCTGATTGCAATCTTTGCGCCATACAGCTTTTTAAAGTCCAGCGGCTCTTGTGTATCGTCATCCTTTACAACAACGCCCAGCGTGGAAATGCCATAAATGCGCGAGGTGCGCGCCGCGTTGATGATGTGGTTCGTGGCCTTGATGTCCTTCCATTCCTGTTCGAATGCCTCAACCAACATATTGCCGTCGTCGGGCGCTTTAGGAACGGTGATTTTGCGCGGCTTGTACGTAGCCATGTAAAGCGGGAAATCGACAATCTTTTGCCCAAACGGATGGTAAAGATATAGCGTTTTGCAGGTCTGATAAGAAGCCTGCGATCCCGGAACAATGTCATCGGCATACATGATTGATTGAAGTTCGGAACCGAAAGTCTCTGTTCCGTTTAATGCGCTGTAAGCCATTATTCCGCACTTTCAGAATTTGCCGCGCCAGACATTAGCACATAATTAGCGCGAAGTCTTTCATCGTCGGGCGATTTATTAATTGCAAGTTTTACCTGCTTAATCGCTTCATCTTTCAAGCCAAGGTGCCAAGCTGCAATGCTTGCAAAGTCATGCGGCATTGCGCCCCACACTTCGGGATCGACTGTATAAACCCATTCCCGCTGCTCAATAGCAAGTGCGGATACGGCAGCGCCGTAGCACTCAGCCCACAACCCGCGTTGATAAGCCAGCTTGGCAATCTCGCACCAAGGTTCGCGGGTCTGCGGTGCTTCAATAACACCCAAACGCGCCATCTTGATTGCATTGTCAAAATCGCCCAATTCAGCATAACAGCGCGACATGACCCGGTAAGCGTAGCAGCGTTCGTTCGCCCACGTTGCACCGGGCAGGGCAAGGTAACGGTTACACTCGTCGATGGCCTGCTGCCAACGTGCGTGAAAAGATAGTTCCCGAGCGTAATAAAATGCGTTGCGCGGATCGTGCGGGTCTTCCGTTACCGACATTGCCAAAAGCGGCAGATATTGCCCACGGCTTTTGGTTGGATCGGGTTTATGGATGACCATAAGCATATCTGTCTGCGCGTATTGCTCATTGATCAAATACGGCACGGGGTATTCATGGCAAGGATGTACCCAGCGATACCCGTGGCGAGCATGAATCTTTTCGTATTGAAAGACGATGCCAGCGCCCCAGTCAAAGCCGTATCTTAGGCGGGTAGTCCCATCCAGCCAGACGCGCTCTATTTCTTCACGCCACCCCGGTTGCAGGACTTCATCAAGGTCCAAGCTAACGCAAACATCAACATCGCGAGGTACGAGAGCAAGAGCAGCGTTGCGAGCATCGTCAAAGCGCCAAGGCGTAATGCAGATTTCATGAACAACAGCGCCATAGCTTTTTGCCAACTCAACAGTTGCATCAGTGCTTCCCGTGTCGGCAATCATAATCATATCAGCATCGGAAGCAGCTTTGCAGAATCGATCTACAAATATTTCTTCATTTTTACTTATGGCGTAGACGCAAATATTAAGTTGCTTTGTCATGCTTAAATTTTCCCAAAGCAATCTGAAATGTAAACTGTTTTTATAAATAAAATAAATGATAATTTTTATTAGAACATTGCAAAAAAATTGGAAGAATTTGATGCTGGCGTGTAGGTCAAAATCAGCAAGCCGCCCTTACCGGCCCCGCCGGACTGCGTGCTGGGGTTGGCCGAGTTGTAGCTGCCGCCCCCGCCCGCGCCACCATACAGGCCGCCATCGCCCCCAAAGTCTGCGGCAGCGCCCTGACCGCCACCGCCACCTCCACCGGCCCCGGCAGTAGATACGGTTGTGATGCCGGTCCCACTGATCGTTGTCGTAGTGGCCGTGAACTGCGTAGCGGTGCCGCCATTCCCGGCACCAGTCCCTGCATCGCCAGTACCGCCCGCTCCGCCTGCCCCGGCAGAGCCAGAGCCACCCGCGCCCCCCACAGTAGTCGCTGCCGCCGCGCCGGTGTTGCCTGCGCCCGTAGGCCCTGCCGCGCCGCCGCCACCGCCGCCACTGCGGTTAGTAGCGAAAAGAACGCCCGCACCGCCCGCGCCACCGGCATACGTAGTTGTACCGATTGACCCCCCGCCCGATCCCGAGACGGCAAGGACACCCTGTGCTGTAGTGGTTGGGGCAGAGCCCGTGTTGCTCAGCCACGTTGAAGTACCAAGAGTTGGAGTGAGGGCAGTTCCCGCCCCACCCTGACCAATCTGTATTGTGTACGATGTGTTAGCAGCGCCGAAGTTGCTGATCTTTGCATACGAGCCGCCCTGACCGCCGACGCCGCTTACTGTTGACGAGCCTGACCCGCCACCGTAGCCGCCGCCAATCACTTCAATGGTGTTGTTGGCTGGGTTCCAGTCAGCGGGAAGAGTTACTGCCGTACCCGCCGTGATGAGGATGACTTTCGTGGCCATCTTACTGCTGCGCCACCGCTATGACGTCCCAGAAGCTATCCTGAGAGTTGTATAT